TGAACAATCTCTGGACGATACTTATCATGAATGAACTTGGAAGGAACCATGTTCTGGAAAAACTCGTTAGCAACTTCCGTGGCAGAAATGACGGTTCCCACTGGAAAATGACGTTGAGTGCTAAACAGGATATCGCGAACCAAAAAAGACTTCCCTGTATCCTTCTTACCGATCACAACAATCATCGGACTTTTGCGACTATCGATTTCACATCGGTCTGTGATCATCTCCATATTAAACTTTCGAAGTTGAAAGTTCATCTTGTTCAATCCAAGTCTTTTTTTTGTCTATGTGGAACCGACAGGTGTCTGACGGATAAAGTGTCTTAGTGTTTCGTAGACCCATAGGATCAAGAGAGAAATTAGGAAGATTATTAAGTGTATCATGGTACAGTCCAAACCGTTAGCTCGTTCGGTTTCCGTTTTGGTTCTCCGAGGGGTGAATAATGGGAAAAGAACTTCGAACACTCCCAATCGAATTGAAGGTGCAACGGACTGCACCCTTGGATACGTCTCACTGGAAACTCAAGCAGTCACAGACCTTTTTTCCACCCCTTGAGAAGTTGTTCAAGACTGAATCCTTGACGAACGTTCGAGATTATGGAGTCCGTCTCAGTCATCCCATTCAGAAAATCGTGGATGAAGACCACATTCAAGTAAAAGGAAAGACAGTGGAGATCCATCGCAAGACCACGATGATCTTAAGTCCATTCAAATGGATGCGAGGTGATTACGGAACGATGGGACTTCCGAACTCCGAAGAGAATGCATCCGATCAACAAGAGACACTGCAGAGTGCACACACAGCTGGATATGTAGGTGCGTTGACGTCCATTCTTCTTTCTGAATCGGACTGTATCCATTTCCCAAGAGTGTATGGTGTGTATGTAGGATTAGCAGATATGCACACCATTGATATTTCGGATGATTATGAAGATCTTTCGGAGCGCAAATGGTTCGGAGACCAGATTGGAAAGACCTTTGAATTGAAACTACGTCCACATGATGTGACGACAGAGTTTAACTATACTCGATCTCAACGTGCTACACTTGCATTAGGAGAGGATGTCCAATTAGAAGGATTCCAAGAGTTGGAAGCTGAACCCATGGATACACCCAGTACTCGGTCTCATTCTCATAGTGAGGAGGATGATGAAAGCTTTTCGGATAGCGACTTTAGTTCAGAGGATGACGATGATGAGTTTGAAATTCGTTCGTGCGATTGTTCAGACGATGGTGAAGAGGAGGGATTAGATGACGAAGGCGAGGATGAACCGTTTGCATGGGCGATCTTTAGTAAGGTCCCTGTCATTACAACCGTAATGGAAAAGTGCACAGGGACATTCTACGATCTTCTTGAAAAACACTCTGAACCTGAGAAGCATTGTGCATGGGTCTCTCAAATGGTGTTTGCACTAGCCTATGCACAGCGCAACTTTGGATTCACCCATAACGACCTTCATGGTAATAACGTGATGTATGTTCCAACGGATCAAGAGTTCTTGTATTATACAGTGGGCGGACACTCGTATAAGGTTCCCACGTATGGATACAGTATCAAACTGATTGACTTTGATCGTGCAATCACAACGGTACGTCTCTGTGGAATGAAGGAACCGCGAACGTTTGTCAGTAGTCAGTTTCAATCCAACGATGAAGCTGCAGGACAATACAACATTGAACCATTCTTCACTTCAACCCAGCCACGCATTCCTCCAAACCCCAACTTTGATTTGGGTCGATTTGCAACATCAGTCTTTTGGGATTTCTTTCCGGAAGGACCTACTCACCCATACACACATCCGCTATTTGAAGTGTTCAAACAATGGATGACGCAACAGGATGGAACGTCAGTCTTATTTCGTAAGGAACTCGATCGACACGATCGATACCACGGATTTGATCTGTATAAAGCAATTGCTAGGTATTGTAAGAATTCGGCAGTACCACGAGATGAAATCTCAAAGATGGTCTCTTATCAAATTCCTTCCATTCCATTAGGGGCTTCGTATCTCTTGATTGATTCTTAAAACTCAGGTTTGCCTACAAACATATCTTGAGCTGCAGCAACGACGGTTTCGACTGCATCTTCAGATCCAACGGCATAGGCGACCCCAGACGCGACACCTCCTGCACTTAACGCAATCTTACCTGCGTCCAACCATTCAATGGGCTGTTGTTTCGACGATCGGTCCCACAGGTACAAGACGAACGAGAGCACCGCGACCACTCCTGCAATGATGCCTAATATATATAAATCCATCTTTGTTCAGCCTCAACATTGAGAGTTTTACAAGTTCAACGCAACGGTCTCGGTTGTCTTGGACAAAAGCTCGTCTTCTGTATTGACCGATGCTGCATCATCCTCGTCTTCATCTTCCAAAGTTATGTCTTCTCCGAGAGTGATCTTTGGTGGTTCATCCTCTTCTTCATCTTCAAATTCAACGACCGAAGGCTTTTCCTCAAACTTGACAGGTGGAGGGGCTGGTGCAGGAGTTTCTTCACGACCGCCTCGGAAATAGGCTTGGCTGATCGCACGCCAAGGAATGAAGCTATCCACTACCTCATTAATGGTCGATTCAAGCATCACTTCAATCTCACGACGATTGCGCGCCTGTTGAGTGGCAGCCACCCCAACTGTATTGAATAAATAGGCTTGGGTCCAGCACTTGCGAGCCGAGACAACGTAAAAGTTATGAACAAACTTTTCAATGGAAGGACGTTCAAAATCAAGGTTCACGTGTGTAGACTCGGATTGTTGAAGACTTGCAAATGCACGAATGTAGCTCACAAACACACCGAGTAGTAAGTCTTCAATGTAATCACATTTGGACGCTGCAATGATACGTTCCACTTCCTTACGTAAAGTCTCGTCGTTCCACTTAGGGATGCTGGTCAAAAGGTTTTGGAATGTCTGAAGTGTTTTATCCGGTTGACCGTTTCGCTGGCACGCGGCTTTGGCGTTATCGTAGATACTCCAGAACCCATCCGCGACGTGTGGGATCAACACTCGTGTGAGGTTCTCGCGCATGGTTTGCTTGACAAATTCAGTCGTCATTTGTTTTACACGGAAGACGCGACTTCTAGAAAAGAGACGCGATGAAGTTTGTCTTAATTCTCATGGTTCGCAATGAATCTAAGATTTTAGAACGATGTTTGAAGGCAGTCGAAGAACTAGTCGATGCATATTGTATTCACGATACAGGCTCCACGGACAATACCTGTGAAATCGCAGAAGAGTTTTTGAAGACACGTGCAGGCTGTCTCACCAAGTCCGAATGGAAGGATTTCGGATACAATCGTACTCAAAGCTTTCTTGAAGCCCAAGCTTATGTGAAAGATTGGAAAGGAGATGTCTATGGTCTTCTCTTGGATGCAGATATGATCTTTCATGCAGGATCCCTTCGAAGTCAAGTCTTGACTGAAAAGGGGTATACAGTCCTTCAAAGGAACGGCCACTTGCTCTATCCAAATACACGATTGGTTCGAATGGATTACGATTGGACCTGTAAGGGTGTGACCCACGAGTATTGGGATGGTCCTACGGCTGCATTGGATCCAAAGATTGATGCATGGATTCAAGATGAAAACGATGGAGGCTGTAAGTCCGATAAATTTGAACGTGATGCACGACTCTTAGAAGACGGTCTTAAAGCTGAACCTACCAATGTCCGATACATGTTCTATTTAGCTCAAACCTATCATAGTCTAGGTCGGTGGAAGGATTCAATCAAACTCTACAAGCAGCGATACAATGCAGGTGGGTGGGATGAAGAGCGATGGTATTCACTGTATATGATTGGACAATCCTGTCTGACTCTCGACGATCCGGCTCGATTTGAAAAGTATATGTTGCGCGCTCATGCCTTCCGACCGACACGTGCTGAATCACTCTATAAAATGGCGAAATACTTTCGAGAAAAAGGTGAACACTACAAGGCATACCATTATGCAAAAATGGGTAAGGCCATTCCTTTGTCTCAAGATTCGTTGTTCATTGAAACGGATGTCTACACAGGATTGTTCGACTATGAATTGACCATTCTACTGTACTACTTGAACCAGTTGCGAGAAGGCTTGCGATTGTCCATGTCATACATGTTAACGAAAAAGGAGTCGCTCGACAATGTCTATCGAAACTGCTCATTCTACATTGAACCTCTCAAAAACACTGAGATTACTCATCACCCAATCATGCGTGATGTGTGTGGACGAGACTATCACCCTTCGTCGGTGTCTTCATGTGAAGGAATCGAAAACGTTCGATTTGTCAACTATTCTATCAACTCCGATGGAGGCTATATGATGAAAGAGGGTAAATACTCAGCGGATCACCCAGTTCGAACTCAAAACGTCTTGTGGAATTCGTCTGCAGGTCCGCGTATACTAGATGAGAAATCAGTACGTCTTCCGGCAGTTTCAACACATATCTATGGACTAGAGGATTTGCGTCTCTACAAAGATGCTAAAAACACTCTACGCTTCTTAGCGACCTCTCGAGAATTTTCAGACAAGATCCGAATAGTCTCCGGTAACTATTCGTTAGATTCTGCTACGTATAGTGAGTGCAAGGTCATCAATTCTCCATTAGGAGCAGACTGTGAGAAAAACTGGATCCCTATCAGTGGAACCAACGATGTGATTTATTCTTGGAATCCTCTTCGTATTGGAACCTTGCAGGGTCATGAAATTGTCTTCCACACCGTTCATACAACACCGTGGTTCTTTCAACATCTACGCGGTTCGGCAGTTCCAACACGTGTAGGCGGTGAGCTTTGGTGTCTAGTTCATTTCGTTGAATATTCATCACCTCGTAAGTATTTCCATTGTATCGTTGCGATGGACGCAAAAACCTATCAACCTATACGATTGTCGATGCCGTTTGCTTTCCGAAGTATTGGAATTGAATATTGTTTGAGCATGACTCTTCAACCTGAAGGAAAACTCAAGTTTATGGTGTCTTCGTGGGACGATGATCCTTGTGTCATTCTTGCGCCGATCAAGCAATTTGAATGGGTTCAAGTGTAAAGGGTTCTCCATGTTTCAGGAGGCTTGGAATCCAAATCCTGTAAGAGATGTTGAGCGACTGTAGGTGTAATGACCAATGGGAATGTGATCTTTGTATAGAACTTGTAACTCTTTGCTGTCTCTTCATCTGCGATACGAAGAAGGTTAATGCGTGTTACAAGTGACTCGACTGCACGTATGAGTGTACGGACACCTTCTTCTTCACGTGAGAATTCTGTAATCAAGTACTTAACCGCTTCTTCAGTGAGTGTTAATCCATCGAGTTTAATCCTCTCCAAGATCTGAGGCCAGACGTATTGCGTCAAGATGACTTGCTTTTCATCCACCGTGTATCCGCTGCATTGAATGACTTGCATACGGTCTTTCAGAATAGGATGTACCTTAGATTCGTCGTTGAAGGAGAAGACGAACAAGCACTGAGACAAGTCAAAGTCGACTCCTGCAAAGTATCGATCGTGGAACTGGTTGTTTTGAGAACGATCGGTCAAGTGAATCAACATACTAACAATCTCCTCACCGTGTGGTGTAGTCGAGACTTTATCCAGTTCGTCAAAGTACATGACTGGGTTCATCGCACGTGCGTTCATCAAACTGTCTGCAATTCGCCCCCACATACTTCCTTCGTAGGTGTAGCTATGACCTACAAAGTTAGCTGAATCGGTTGCACCTCCCAAACTGAAGAACTCGAATGGACGCTTCAAGACGTTGGCAACACCGTTCTTTGCAAAGCTGGTCTTACCTACACCCATAGGACCTTTGAGTGCAATCACATTGCCTACTGACGATGGATTGGAAATCCACTGTGCGAGGATTTGCATGATTTGTGTCTTTGCACCGTTCATACCGTAGACTGCAGTATCCAAGGTCCTACGAGTTTCAGAGAGAAAGTCTGCACACGGTTTGGGTCCATCATCGATCTTCACTGGAAGTGGAATGGTTGTTCCAAAGGGAATGCGCATAAATCCTTCAATCCACGTACGAAGCTTGTAACTCTCGCTGTTATCCATTCCCATTTCGTTCAAGATATCAATCTTCTTGATCACAGTTGCCTTCATACTATCAGCAAGTGGAAGGTCAAGCACGCGAAACTTGTAGGGAACACCACTTCCTGAGATCAAGACTTCAAGCTTCTTCATTTGCTTGTTCAGCTTCTTCTGCTTGGATTTGGAGAGATCATCATAGTAATCTTGCTCTTCATCGTTGAGTTCAAGAACTGGTGAATCTGGCTCATCTTTGGATTTCTTAATGGATCTTGATCTGAACTTATTTTGGGGAGGGACGTACTTGTTCATGAGGTAATCCATGAACTCGTCTTCGACTTCCTCTTCGTCGCTTGGTTCATACTCTGGCTCGTAGTCTGGCTGAGTATCAATCTCGATCTTGATGCGACCATTTTTGGGAAGAGGGATCTGGATGGTTTGAGGGTTGGACGACGGTTTTTTAGTTTCCTCTTCTTCGTCCTCTTCGTCCTCTTCTTCATCCTCTTCTTCATCTTCCTCATCACCTTCATACTCTTCATCGTCTTCAGTTTCGGATTCAGGTTCATAATCCTCGTCCTCAGACTCAGACTCATCTTCCTTATCTTTTAGGGTCTCGTCTTCAATCCACTTAACGTTCTTATCGCGCTTTCGAAGGTTGTATCGACGAGGCATCCTTGCTGCCTCTCAAGTAAAAAAAGAAAGGCAATCCGTTTTTCCAAGACTACTTACAATGGAAGACTTGGAGAAGATCGTGGGGCGGCTGGAGCTGGAAAATGATAAGAAGGCTGCAGCCAATCCAATTACCAAACAAAGTTTAGCCATCGTTCATCAGTTCTTGAAAGACTATGCTGTGATGTGTTACGGTGGAACTGCAATCAATAACTTATTGCCCCCTGAAGATCGATTCTACGATCCAGAGACAACGGTTCCGGATTATGACTTCTATAGTCGTACACCTCAAGAACATGCAATGACCTTGGCAGACAGACTTTCGGCTGCTGGAATTAAAACTGTAGAAGTCAAACCAGGTATGCATCTTGGGACGTTCAAGGTCTTTGCCGACTTTGAAGGGGTTGCGGACATTACACATTTGGATAAAGATATCTTTGAAAGACTGTGGAAAGAAAATGTCGTAGTTGACGGTATTCATTATGTAACCCCTAACTTTCTCCGTATGTCAATGTACCTTGAACTCTCTCGTCCTCGTGGTGATGTATCACGATGGAAGAAAGTCTATGAACGTTTGATCTTATTGAACACACACTATCCAATGGTTTGCCCTTCACATAAACCAAAAGAAGAAACTCCTGCAACTGAAGAGAATCGCAAAGAAGTTGAATCGATCTTAAACAAGTATGACGTAGTACTGTTGGGTATTACTGCATCACAAATCCATCAAGGAAAGGCTCCTAAATGGTCTGCACCCATAACCATTCTTGCAGAACCCAAAACATTGGAAAAATTGACTGAAGGAAAGAAGACTGAATCCCATGTTGGATCCGAGATTCTTCCTTCACATACAGACATTTTTGACAAGGATGGAGACATTATGGTGCGTGTTCACGAGACTGCGGCTTGCCACAGTTATCACACGATGTCCAATGGAATGAAGGTTGCTTCCATTCCTACGATGCTTCAGTTCGTGATTGCATATATGTATTCAGGTGCACACGAAGACGAAATTACCCATCTAATGTGCGTGGCTCAACGACTTGTGGATCTTGCGAATCACAAGGAAAAACGGCGATATGCCCTCTTGACGCCTACGGACTGTTTAGGCACTCAAGAGACATTGATTGATATGAAGAAACATAAGTCTGAGTTGTATTCCAAGCTTTCATCGGATAAGTCGTCTGTGGACTTTTTGAAGTACTTTTTCACCTATAACCCAAACACAACCAAAACTAAGAGACAAAAATTGAAAGATGATCTAAAGAAAACTCGTAAGGCTAGGTACGAAAGCTCCTACTAAGACCTGCAAACGCAAGACCTGCACAAGCTGTACAGGCTGTAATTTCCTTGCGTCCTTGAAGAAAGTCGAGGTACGAACCAGTTGCGTTAGGGGTTTCGTTCAGATATGCGTTTGCTCCGGTGGTAGATGCAAAGGTCTGGTAGACCATTTGAATTCGTTTACTCGCGACTACATCTGATGCATTTTGTTTACGTAAAACGGTTATACCTGAAAAGTCGATACCACGTTGTCCACCTGCACTCATTTGTTGTTTTACTTAGAATATAACCGACCAATGTACCAGGTCATATCGAAATACTGAGGCCCAGAGGATTTACGCTCTAGATCGTCTGGAGGTGGTTCCTTGACGAGTTTCTTGACTTCAAGGTGGTTGATCGATCTAGGATAGTAATAGACACGAGCGACTACACCGTCCCACCCTGGTCCAACGGTGACAACTGCATCATTCTGTTGGGGCAACTGCCCTAGAGTATGATGTTGACGCAAGATGCCGTTGATGTAGATGTCGACAGCTTGCTGGTCGACGACCATTGCAAAGTGAATCCATTTCATCGCTGAAATGTTTGGAATCAACACTGTTTCCGTTGTATTGAACGTCTTGACGGCAACTAACAGAGCGTTTGACGTTGAGTCTAAGTAGACACCTGGTGCATCCTCTTTAGAAAAGATACGACGTTTCGTACCATAACCCTTGGTAAAGTCCTTCACCAAGATCCATGCTGAATAGGAATAGGTCAATCCTTCCGGTTGATTTAATGACTTGGGCAAGGCGCCTGGATATCCCTGTTGGGTCTCTCCAGAAATGGAATTCTCGAACACAACAATCCGATCATCATCGTATTTGCTCGGCTTCCAAGTGAAGAAAAAGTAGACAAGACCTGCGACCACAACTACGGTCGCCACAATAACTACAGTACTCATTGTCCTTTACTTAGACACAAAACCGCGCGATGTGAGTCGCAACTTAGAGGGGGGAGGTTGAGGGGTAGACACTTGAGGGGTAGGAACTTGAGCACCATTTGGAGTCCATACCATACTCAACATCGTTTCATAGGATGTATTCTGTTGAAACGTAAGAGACCCTGGATCGACCTTTCGATCCCCCATGTTGTAAATGTAGTGTATACGTGAATCGTCAGATCTATACTCCGAGGTGAGAAATCCAGTTCTAGCCATTCGGATTGTCCAATCGAGGTCTTCACCTCGTAGAGCATCTTTATAATGAATAAGTTTTGCTACATCCGTCATCATAGGATTCAAGTGATTTGGAGGTCGGAGGAACACTTCACCACGTGCCATGGCACCCTTGAGAGTATTCTCTAAACTATGTGTGAACGTGTAGGGGTCAATGCGTCCTCGGAGTCGCATCACTGGATACGATTCTTGAATCATCTTATACATGTCTTCAATATATGCATCGGTAATCTCGTCATCATCGTCAATAAACGCTGAATATTTAGCCTTCGATTCTTGAATCAATTTTTGTCGTTTCATTCCTACGCTCATTTCACGGTTATCAAATGAAAGATTAATCGTATATCGTAAATGAGGGGCTAACCGAGCCATTTTTTCGTGGATCGAATCCGTCAATCGAACAAGAGATTTTTCACGACCAGCGATGGTTGGAATCAGAAAACTAATATCATGGTCATAGTGTTTACGGCGAATGTACGTATACATGTCTTCGTTCCAGTATTTCTGATTACGATCGTAGAGCGCATCCATATTTTGGGCATATCCAGTTCCAGGATGTTCGTGACGAATGATGCAATACGGAACATACATACACTTAGAAGCGAGTTCACCTTTACACAAGTCTGTGAGCTCAGTATCGCAGAACAAACTCTTATAGTCTGGATGATAGATGTATCCAAAGGATTCGTACATGGTTCGTCCAAAGACGCACAATGTATTCAAGTTGTCTCCTTGGTGTCCATCATTGAACCATAGAATACCGTTCGTGTCTGGAAACCGTACAGTCATATGTGTGCGAATCACATCATCCCATCCTTTCAGTTGTGGAATCATGTCGTCCGACACCAACACTACAATATCCCAGTTCCAATCAATTTCATTCATATTCGCATTGCAAGCTTGAATCTTACTTTTATTTGGACTGAAAAAGAGTTTACTCCATCCAGCTGGAAGCAATGTTCGTATCAGTTCTTCTTGAACAAGGTTTCGTGTCATAGACATATCATCTTCATCACATGAAACCACTACTCCAATGTCTTTAGTATTGTTTGCAAGTTTCATATAGGCTCCTAAGGTTTGAATCACCTTTTGCGGCCGACTTCGTGTCGGACATTTCAAGAGAATTCGCATGGTCTTTTAAAAGGTGTAACTATTAAGTTCCTTGCCTTCTTTACTTAGTGTGCTGAACCGGAACGTGTATCCAAAGAGAGTCACAAAAATTGAATCCTTATCCACCTCCTTTTTAGCATCTCCAGGAGGTGAGCATGAGGTTCCCTTTGCATGGAACGATCGTGCATCGTCTGGACTGAGCATACTTGCATATCCGTTTAGATTGCAAATAGAGCCTCCAAATCCACCATTATCGTTCAAGATGATGTCTCCAAGTGCAGGTTTAGGAACTCCAGGTAAGACACAAGACTTGACCAAGCGACCGTTAATGTAGATGTCCAAGTTTCGTTGGAACACGGTCATTGAAACCGAGAACCAGGATTGCAAAGGCACATTCTCAACACTGCAGGTAAAAGAGTCTCCAGTTGAACTTGCATCTGGATTGGCTGCACCAGCTTGTTCGTCGGATGGGAAGAGACTCAATCGCACGTGAAGTGTGTTCTCATTGGGTGCCAAGAAAATACGAGGACCTGTAACGTTGGCATTGTTGGGTGCAACACGCTTCAATACTTCCTTGTCCGCTCCAAACTTATAGTCCCAGTTGGTGATGTACATCCAAAACTGAAGACCATAGTCGGATCCAGCGCCTACTGGAACCTCGCCGGCTGGAATGACGGTTCGAACCTTTCCATCTACGATCGATGGCGTCTTGTCTCCAGACGATTTGGTCTCAAAAAACGTGAGACCTGGTAATCCATTTCGCCTCTGGATGTAATTGAAGAACCGATAGGCGAGATATAAAAGGATAAGTCCTCCGAGGACGGTCGCGATCGTGGACAAGGTTCCAGTGGTTGCCCCTGTCACTTGCTGAGGAAGGGCTACCACTGAAACGTTCGGATTGGCAGGTCTAGACGAGAAAAGTCCCATTTATGATTACGGAGGAACTTTCTTGCGAAACTCTTGCTTAAAGCAATGGAAAAACGGACAGTGAATTCACAACCAACGCATCCTGTAATGTATTGTAACAACTGTGGGGGGAAAGGACACCTCTTTCGAATGTGTAAGGACCCTGTCCTTTCCTGTGGGTTGTTACTCTTAGACACACCCTCGTTACCAATCTCACCCAGTTCAGTCAATCTTCTTATGATACGCCGTAAGGACAGTATCAGCTTCGCAGAATTTATGCGAGGAAAGTATGATCCAGAGGATCCAGAGTATGTCTCACGATTAGTCAGAAACATGACCTTGAAAGAACAGGCTGCGCTTGCATCCGAAACGTTTGAATCACTTTGGAGAATGTTATGGGGAGACGATCGAGCCTCTGCAGACTATCTTCCAAGCTATGAGAAGTTCAATCAATTGGACCGAATGAAACTAATGCGAGACAATTTGTCTGTCTACACAGAACCTGAATGGGGGTTTCCAAAAGGACGACGCATGCGTGGAGAGACTGATGTAGCGTGTGCAATACGAGAATTTGATGAAGAAACAAACATCCCACGTGATTCGTATCTTGTCTTGAAAAACATGATCTTGGAAGAATCGTTTGTAGGGCTCAATGGTGTCAAGTACAAACATATCTACTTTGTGGCCGTTCTTAAACACCCTGAACTGTTGGACCTCTCACAACGGTTTACCACCATGCAACGCAGAGAGATCTCTGCAATTGCGTGGAAATCCATGGACCAAGCTGAAGCTCTCATTCGTCCACACCATCTTGAACGCTCTGGGATGCTTCAACAATTGAAAACGATTATTGAGACCTTTGAGATCGAGTAATTAGATGCGGAAACGATAGACTACGAGCATACAACAGTAGGAAACCACTGCTAAGATAAAGACCCACCACCAGACAGGAAACACGGTCGATTCCTTATCTTGTGTACCGAACGGACGGATCCGTCCTTCTCTACCAAACGCAATACCTGGTTGAAGGTAGACAAATGCAGCCATGAAGAAAAGGAAGAACGTCACCATCAAAAGTCTGTGATTTTTCTCCATTATAAATCCTTGTGAAAAACAATGGCCTACGTTCTCCCCAATCGAAAAGCGTTTGCAGATGCCATCACGCGAACTTTATTACTTTACCGAAATCGACCTACGGACGCAGACGATAAAGACGTAGATGTATGTCTTGCTCGAGGATCGAATGCACGCGAGTTATTACCTCATCAAAAGGTCGTTCGCGATTATTTACTTCAAGAAACTCCCTATCGAGGCGTCCTCCTCTATCACGGATTAGGGTCTGGAAAGACCTGTTCGTCGATTGCAGTCGCCGAGTCGTTGTTGTCCAACAAGAAGGTCTTTGTCTTGCTACCGGCTTCGTTGGAATCCAACTACCGAGGTGAGCTTCGTAAGTGCGGTGATCCGTTGTATATGTACGATCAACACTGGCGACAACAAACATTGAATGACGAGTCACGCGCAGTCGCTAAGAAACTTGGAGTCTCCGATGGATTTTTAGATCGTAATCGCACCTTTTTCACAACCATTCCCAACGAGGCTGCAAACTACGATAAACTACCCAAGGCCGCTCAAGATATGATTGCGAAGCAAATTGAGGATACCATTGATCAACGGTTCACATTCATCCGATACAACGGCTTGTCCTCGAGTAACATTGGTAAATACGCTCCAGACGACGGAACCAATCCATACGATAACTCTGTCGTGATTATTGATGAAGTTCACAACTTGATCTCTCGTATTTCGAATGCCTCGGACATTGCACGCAAGTTGTATGACTTGATCTATAATGCAAAGAACTGTAAGGTCGTCGCATTGTCTGGAACACCGGTCATCAACCGTGCGAATGAAATCTCGTACCTGATGAACTTATTACGAGGACCCATTGAACGTATTGTGATTCCAGTCAAAGCTGTTCCAACCTGGGACGAAGAGGCAATGAAGACTGCCTTACGATCCGTTCCAGACATGGATACCATTGAATTCAATTCACTCAAGAAGTACATTCTTGTGACTCGCAATCCGCCCAATTTTCGAAGTGTCTATAGCGAAAAAGGTGAACGAATTGCAGTTCAATACATTAAGGATTTACCCTATACACCTCTCGCGGTTGATTGGGTCAAGACGTGGGCGCCTAAATTTCAAACGGATGTAGGTGGAGCCGAACTTGCAATGGATCGCATTTCCACTGAAGTCTTTGACTGCCTTCCCACAGAGTATGAAGAGTTTGCATCGCTCTTCATGGAAGGTCTTCAGATCAAAAACGCATTGTTGTTCCAACGCCGTATTCAAGGATTGGTATCCTATTTCAAGGGAGCCGATGAACGAATGCTTCCTCGACGTGTAGAGGACGAATCGATGTTAGTCAAAGTGCCTATGTCGGATGCGATGTTTACAAACTATTTGTCTGTGCGATTTGATGAAATCCGACGTGATGCGCGACGAAAGTTGAACCCACTGAAAGCCGAAGACAATGAAATGAAAACTTTTCGTGTCAACTCACGACTTGCGTGCGACTATGCAATTCCTCCTGAGCTCAAACCTACGGACGAAGACGCTGCCAATGAAGACGATCCTCCTTCAAAGAAAAAGGACGACATTCTTGCGAAAATCAAGGCAAATCCAGACAGATACCTGACTGAAACAGCACTTGCATCCTACAGTCCAAAGATGTTGAAACTCCTTCAAATGATTCGAGGGTCGTTAGGAACTGGAGATAAGTGGAATACTCAACTCCTCTACAGTAACTTCCGTAACCTTGAAGGTTTGGGCGTGTTCAGTGCGATACTGAATGCAAACGGTTGGCAAGAATATACCATTACTCAAGAAGCCAATCAATGGATTGAAGATCCGGCAATGGATCCTGAGAAACCAGCCTACGCCTTCTTTACAGGAAATGAAAAGATGGAACAACGTGAATACATGCGTCAAATTTTCAACGCCAAGTATTCCGATGATTTCCCTGCTAGTCTCAAACAATCCGTGGAGTCTTCACCTAAGAAGAAGTTGGTCTTGTTCATGATTACAGCTGCAGGTGCTGAAGGTATTACACTTGCCAATGTGCGACATGTTCACATTATGGAACCTCACTGGAATCCAGCACGACACGATCAGGTTGTTGGACGAGCCATTCGTATTTGTTCTCATGCGTCATTACCGAATGAAGAACGTACAGTTCGTGTCTCCTTTTACATTAGTGTGTTCACTGAAGCTCAGTCCAAGTCTACAGAAGGAGCGAACAATGTAGTCTTAGTGCGTCGTAATGATCTGAAAACCAAGCGATACGAAGGAGAACCAGTGGAAGCGTTTATGACAACGGATGAATACCTCTACGAAACCACCTATGAGAAGGATGTTACCAATAAACGAATTAGTTTGTTATTGAAGCAAGCGGCTGTCGACTGCGAAGTCCATCGTAAACTTCATAGTCGTGAAACACCTGTGATTTCATGTATGCGATTCGACAGTACGACCACTGGAGAAGATCTAGCGTTCAAACCGGACATTAAGACGGAATACCTAGACGATTCCTATATTCGAAATATGAAGCGACGTAAGCGCAGACTGCAAAAGGTCTCAATTAAAACCATGGTCTTTTTGATTGATCCAGATACGAAGGATGTCTTTGATGGTCCTGCGTTTGAAGATCAACAACGTCTCATTCGTCTTGGAACTATGACAACACCTGGACAGATACGCTGGATTCAGGGGCTCCGGATGCAGTGAGAACATCTTCCAACCACGAGTCGCACACGGTCGACCAACTCTTGAATGTATACTTTGAAACCTCTTTACGTTTATCTTCCAATGTCTCAATGCTCTTTTCCATAGCGTCTGCAACAGACTCCATTGAAAAGGTAGGAGCCCATAAACCGTGAGGCATACTTCCAGCAAAGTACGATCGGCCCTGTTTGGGGATAAACTCTGCAACGTTCGAATTCAAGAACGACGAATAGGTTCCAACATCGGTTACGAGTTGAGGTGCACCGGTATACATATGCTCCAGTTGACACAATCCAAACCCTTCACCGTCTGAGGTATTAACACCAATGTCTGAAGCATTGTAGACTTGATTAATCGCTTCATCCGTCATCAGATTGGGTGGTGAAGAATCAACTAACAAGAGTTTGCGAACGTGAGATTGAATATCAAGACCTTGTAACGTGAGTTCTTCCATAAACACACGTTGAACATCGTAGAATGCACCGGATTGTGGACTTGCATTGGTCAACACAAGTAAATAGTAAGGCTTTGTAGGATTACGAGCCACAAGTCTAGCAAATCCACCTAGAGTCAGATCAAGACGTTTTCGCTGACTATTTCGGTTCGCATTCAGAAAGAGAATTCCATCAGATGGAACACTAAGATTGGTTCGTACAGTCGCAACCGATGCAGATGGCATACATGAAAACACTGTAGGATCCACTGCATGTTCGAGAACACGGACATCTGGGAATGGACCATACTCCAAAAACTTCTTTTTCCAAAGATCGCTGAAACAATACATTCGGTCTGCATGAGCGCGTATACCGTCAATCAGTTGCTGTGCAATCCCTTCGTAGACTTGATCGAGGTAGATCCAGAGTTTATACGTAGACTTTCCTCGCTCATGTTTCATGGCTTCAATAAATCGCATGATAATCAATGGATCGTTGTAAATCATCACTACATCTGGATTGACCATGTCCATGTATTCATTGATTTTATTGAATCCAAATCCTTCTTCTTTCGGATCCTCGTTTGCAGCAGCATCGTAGGGAATGACTCCATCCGGAACTTTACGAAACGATGTGCGTCCTGGATGTCGTTGAAATCCAAAGTGGAATGTCTTGATTTTGGGTGAAAGAGTTGATAACTGCTTCAATAGATTATAACTTACTTTGGAATATCCAGTTGTCTGATCTACGTGAGTGCTTACGAGAACGAACCTCATTATTTAGTAGAGGATTCTCTCGCGTAAATCACAAATGCAAGTGAATTCAGCGCAGGATTGGTTGACGAAATACAAGCGTAGGGTCATCGCACGAACCATCAATATAGATCCTCAGCCTCTGTCTCGTGAAAACAACACGATCTATCTCTCTGCGATCGCAAACGGAGCCACTCAACGTGAGCGCTTTGTTGCCCCATTTCAAGGTGCTCGAGGTGGAGCTAGCGGTGGAGCAACCTATTCAAGCGATTGCTGTTTGAGTAATAACGCAACAGGTGCTTTTGGAGCATTCCAAGTGATTACAGATCGTGGTGTGGTTCCATATACTGGTCGTTCTGTACAACCTATGAGTGTACGTATAGTGTCTTAAAGAAAGCATAACGGAGTATACAAATGCCAGGTGGATTACTTCAACTTGTAGCAACTGGAGCTCAAAATGAGCTTATCAATGGAAGTCCCTCCATGACTCATTTCAGATCGGTCTATCGCCGTCATACGAATTTTGCAATGGATCAGATTCGTATGGCGTTTACTGCCTCCAACTTGGAGTTTTCGACAACCGGAACTCGAACCATCTCGTGCCGTATAGATCGATATGCGCAGCTCTTGAATGACTGCTATCTCTATCTCACGCTTCCAGACATTTATTCACCTTTAAAGTTTTTGAATGCATTACCACCCTCTGGATATGATAATCGAACCAACTCAATTGGGTACGAGTTCCAGTGGATCTCAAACATTGGATACAATTTGATTGATCGTGTAGATCTTACCATGAACGGTCAGGTCATACAAACACTGACAGGTGAATGGTTGAAACTCTATTCATACATGACTCATGATGCGACGAAACGAGCCATTGTGGATCAAATGGTTGGAAACGTTCCTGAACTCTATGATCCTGCACACGCATACGACCGCAATAACCAATATCCTCATTCAGTCACACCTCTTACTTTGCCAGGGATCTCGCCCAATACAAAAACACCTGAACCCAGTATTCGATCTCGGCAATTGGTGATCCCTCTTCATTTTTGGTTCTGTGAAAATCCAGGGTTGGCCCTCCCTCTTGTGGCTCTTCAGAACTCTGAAGTGTATATTAACGTCACTCTACGAGCATTGACGGATTTGTATACAGTGGTTGACGTAGATCCTACCTCTCCTACTTATGGTACACGTGTACGTCCTGTTAACTATTCAATGCAATTGTTCTTGTCGCCTCCACTCTCCACTGGATTACCCAGTAACCCTTCATTGACAACGTGGTTTCCAGATCCCTATATTGATGGTAACTTCATCTACCTTTCGGAAATGGAAATGAACCAAATGGCACGAGCGGATCAATCATATCTCATTAAAACCGTTCAATATGTGATGAAAGACGGACAGTTTGGAGGCAATACAGATCTCGAACTTCCTATGTTTAACTTGGTCACACGTATCGTGTTTCTGTCTCAACGAAGTGATCAGATCTTACTGAACCAATGGGACAACTACACGAACTGGGCAGATCCAAAACGTGCTCCTTGGTCTGCGATTAATTCGGATACACAGACCTCATTGTTAAGTTCAGGTCAGCAGCAAATTACATCGGTGTATCCTCGCGATTCCATCATTGATGGATTGTTGTTATTCGATGGAAAGGAGCGTATTCAAACCAAACCTCTTCCCTTCTTTTCATTACATCAGCTCTATCGTCATGTAACAGGAATGACTCCAGACCTTCCTGGAGTCTATATGTATTCCTTTGCATTGGACCATGCAAACTATCAACCGTCTGGAGCAGTCAATGGAAGTATGTTCAACAAAATCGTACTTCGTTTAACACTGCAACAACCTATTGCATCATCCGTCAATGGAAGTACATCCACGACTGTGTGCGTTTTAACGTCCACGTTATTCAGTCCTAATCCAACAGTCATTCCTGCTGCAAACTTAACCTTGACAACACCAAGCGGTGCTCTTCTCTATCCTCCAGGCACTGTAACAACGGTCGTTCAAACCAATGATAACGTGATTTTTACGTTCACGTATAACGTAGGTGTCTATGTTGAATCCATCAACTTTTTACGTATCGTCTCAGGCTTGGGCAATCTTGTGTTCGCATCATAACAATGGCGCAACAAATTGTATCTGCCTATTTCGGAGACGAAAAGAGTTTTCGAAACATTACTCAGTCTCTCATTAACAAAATCGCCGATGGGACGCTTGATATCACTGCGGATGAAACGTTGATTCCTGTGTTTGATGCAGCTCCACAGACTAAATTAGAGGCTAAAGACGAGAAGCTAATTCGTGAAGAAGCAGTTCGAGGGTGTGGTTCTGAAAGTGATCAGCGATGTATTGATGCTAAGATCGCCGAGCTAAGCCAAGCTAAATTGAAAGATCTTGAACGAACCTCGACTATACGAAATGCGATTAAAGGACGACGTTTAACGGTCACAGTCGCTGACGAGAATGGACGAACTAAAACCTTAGTAGCTCCAGACGGTCAAAAGTTCAAATTGGAGAACGTCACAGGAGGTAACAAGGCGAAAAAGGATATACTTCCAGATGTCAATGTCATCTACGATCGTGCATGGAAGATTGCATTACATATTATTAACGTGTTTGTGTATGTATTTGCGATTGCTGCAGTCTACGCCATCTTCATGCGAAAATATGAAACCACTGGACTTGATTCATTCAAAATGCTTGCGTATGGATGTGCGATTGTCTCTATTTTTCTACCGTATGCAGGCTATTTTATCATTTTAATGTATTTTGGATTCAACTCTTTCCTAAATGAATATGCTAAGAAAGAATAATGATCGAATTACATTGGTTGTCCGCAGGCCTTATTTTTGGATTGTTGGTTTCGACGATCTTAATTCCGCCTACACGCAAACAGGTACGCATTCCTCAACCTA